GAAGTTTGCTCGTGCAATTGATGAACTGGTTGCACGAACAGACTACAATTACATAGAAGCGATTGTTGAACATTGTAAACAAACTGGACTTGAAATAGAAGTTGCTGCGACACTTATCAATCAAAATTTGAAAGCAAAGATTGAGAGTGATGCGATGGACTTGAATCTATTACCCAAGACCAATAAATTACCTATATGATTACTGCTTATGAAACCTTTCAACTCTATAACGCATTAAAATTACACTTTACTGGAAATTACGATTTCTTTAAGTATAATGGTAAGAGTAATGTGAGTGTTGATTCGTTCGAACGCCGAAAAGACAAGTATCATTTCTACAAACTGTCACGCAAGTATCCAAACAAGGAAGATATGAAAAACTTCCTTGTTGCGAACTTTGTCGAAAACGATCAAATGTGGGTTGGTGATTTGCTGAACGATGGTGCTATTGATAATTACAGGCGCCGCCAGAAAGTATTACAATCACTAACCTACAGTTTTGAGAATGATATTAAAAATGTCTTTGAAGGTGTTGAAGATAAGAATGCTCTGATGCGTTGTAAAGATGGAGATTATCCACCACTGTTATTAAAGTATTTGCGTAGAGAAGTTCAAATTGAAACTCTATGTGTACTTGACATGATTCTCGGATTTGTCAAATCTTGGGATGATTGTATTGCAGAAACTATTCGTTGGCCTGGTATCAGAAAACGTATAGTTAAATATGAACCATTTATATCATTCGATGAGGTGAGACTAAAACTTAAACTCAAAGAAATACTACAATGAAAAAAATACTCATTTTATTTGCACTGGCATCTGCGAGTGTATTTGCAAAAGAACCCTCTGTGATGCACATGGATGTCAGTAAGAATAAAATTGAATATAATTCTAAAATATCTGATGTACGTCCGCTAGCCAGTATAACCAAGTTGATGACTGCAATGGTATCACTTGATTATGATGATGATCTGAATCGTCTGGTAGAATTGAAACCACTGGCTAGTACATCTTTACCCAAACGCAAGTATACACGTAATGATTTGTTTCATGCCATGTTGATTCGTAGTGATAATGGTGCTGCTGAAACAATCGCATCCGATTATCCTGGCGGTAGAAAAAAGTTCATCGACGCAATGAATCGCAAAGCATTGCAGATCGGTATGTTGAGTACATACTTCAAGGATCCTACTGGTCTAAGCGTACAGAATACGAGTACCGCAACCGATATAACAAATATGGTTATCGCAGCATCATATTATTCTGTGATACGTGAAACAAGTATTAAGAAACAAGCATTGTTTGAAACACAATACAAGAAACGTATTCGCACTATCGCATTAAAGAATACCAATCAACCATTACTATTTGAATTCGACCAGATCATTATCAGTAAAACAGGATTCACTAATCCTGCAGGATGGTGCGTTGCATTGATGGTTGAAAAGAAAGAGAAAGTGGTAAGAGAAGAAGGTGTAGTAGATAAAGTATCAAGATGGATAAAACAAACACCGAAAGAAGATGATTATGAAGTTCATCGCCACGTTATAGTGATATTAGGTGCGAAAAATAAACAAGATCGTATTGACAAAGTTAAACGAATAATGTACAATGAAATACTAGATAACGATTTGCAGGAGTCTACCGATGGACATAAAACAAGTGATTGACAGAATTAAAAATCTGGAAGAATATGAAGTTTGGATAGATTTGCCTGACAACTTTGCATTTCGTGGTAGATCGCCATTCGATATCTATATTACCAACAACAATGTGGCATTAGTCAAAGTGATTGCTGCTTCAATAGAAGAAGCAACACAAAAAGCACATGACTTTTTTTACGGCGAAGATGATGAAGAAAGCTTGTAAGATGACTATATACTAGTATATAATGATACAAGTGAATAAGATGCTTATACAACGACATACAATTATACGAGGAGAATACAATGTCAGACTTTTCTAAATTCAAAAAGAACCGCAGTTCCTTAGAGAAACTTACTAAGGCAATTCAAGATACAGTCCAACCGCAAGAAAATTCCAAAGAAGATACACGATTCTGGCAACCTGAAGTAGATAAAGCAGGTAACGGAATGGCTATCATTCGTTTTCTTGATGCACCAGCAGTTGATGGTGATGATGGACTTCCATGGGTTAAACTATTCAATCACGGATTCCAAGGACCAGGTGGTTGGTATATCGAAAACTCACTAACTACTCTTGGTCAAAAAGATCCAGTTTCGGAGTACAATTCTACACTTTGGAATTCTGGTATCGAAGCAAACAAAGAGATTGCACGTAAACAAAAACGCCGTCTAGTTTATATCGCAAACGTTCTCATTATTTCTGATCCAAAGAATCCAGAGAACGAAGGTCAAATCAAACTGTACAAGTTTGGTAAGAAAATCTTTGATAAGATTAACGAAGCAATGAATCCACAATTCGAGGATGAGAAAGCAGTTAATCCATTCGACTTCTGGGAAGGTGCAAACTTTAAACTGAAGATTCGTAATGTAGAAGGTTATCGTAACTATGACAAATCAGAGTTTGAATCTCCATCAGCATTGTTTGATGGCGATGATGCAAAGATTGAATCTATTTGGAAGAAGTCATATTCTCTGAAAGATTTGATCGATCCTAAACACTTTAAATCTTATGATGTGCTTAAAGCAAAACTTGACAAAGTGTTGGGATTTGATGGTGGTAGTCCTGCTCCAAGAACAAGAGCAGAACATATTACACCTGCAATGACAACTCTATCTCCAGACTTGGACGATGATGTTGAAGTTGTCATGAAGAAGAAGTCTCCGTCGCTAGACGAAGATGATGATTTGGATTATTTCAAATCGTTAGCAGCACAAGACTAAAAACCTCCTTTATCTTTAAGTCTTGGG